AGCCCAAACACCAGCGTAGATATAAAGAACGAGAACCCATTCCATTATTCATTCTCCTCAGCAAGAACGGTGCGAGCATTCCTAATTGCATCGGCCGGCACGGACTCGCATCTGTCATATGTGTCAACTTGCCACCAGTCCCAACATTCGACGACTTCTCGCAGCGCCGCCTCCAGTTTCTTGATGCGATCAACTGCGGCTTTGGCGTCTTGAATCATAATTCTTTCATTATGTTTGTTATACCAGTCAATTCGATTCACAAGATCATCAGTCATCACTTGCACTCCCGAATATGTTTGCAGTCTTTACGGAAACCAAAGCCAACACAGGTGCAGCTCCAGTGAGAACCATCTTGCGTCACAGTGTACGTTGAACCAGGCTTCGAACCTTTGATGATAAAGGTCTTTGTCTTAGGTTCAACGGTAACAGCACCTGCTAATCCAATTATGCTGTTGCGTTCAATTACACGAACAGGAAACTTTGTGTCACCCGTAGTCAAGCATAGAACATCTTTAGCGAAACCTTTGAGGGTTGGAACAATTGTACCAGTATATTGTTTGATAGATCGAACCACACCAGATGCATACAATGCAGGATTGCGGGTATCACGGACTTGCACGGTCACAACATCACCAACATTCATCATTTATCTCCAGCAAAAAGAGCGAGGCCTTTCAGCCTCGCCAAGGTGTGACTTCAACAAACGAACCTCAGACAATGAGGCTCTTCACATCCACGCCCTGCATGGAATCCCAATCACCATCGATGGTGAAAGAGGTGGCGATTTCGCCAGTGGAGCCAAGCTCCTTCTCGACAAAATCAAAACGCTTGGACTTCTGCTTGACCTTCTTAGCCTTAGCAGTGACCTTCTTCATGGTTTCGAGGTTCTTAGCCTTGATCTCCTCAGGCGTTGCAGCTTGCTTAGCCTTTGCAGCCTTCTGAGAGAAAAGCTCACCCTTAGCCTTGAGCTTGGCGTAGGTCTTGCCTTCACGCTTGACCTGTTCAGCTAACTTGTCACGCTTGGTCTCCTTAGGCTTTGCAGCACGAAGCTCAGCCACATTGGCCGGTTCTGCGATGCAAGTATAAGAAACAACGGTGCGACCATCTTTCTGAGCGGTGATGGTGAAGCCGTAGCGGGTATTCAGGAAAGAGATATACTTTGCAGCATAATCACCAGTGCCAACGCAATCGTTGATTTGCTTGGGCGTGACAGGCTTGTTCAACTGAATCACGGCAAGAGCGCGGATCTCAGGGCGGATACCATTAGAGGCAGAAACGATAGGCATATGTGTGTACTCCTTGTGTGTGTTTTCGATGGTAGGATTATAGAGGAAATGGTGGGAATGTCAACCCTCTCACATCCACTCACCTAGGTACTTTTCTGTGATATCTTGGATTGTCTCCAGCTCAGCCGGAATGAACATGTTCACCCAATCTAGAACATCCTCATCAGTTTTTGCGCCCGCTTCAATGGCTTCAAAAACCAAGTTTTCGACCGTCATAAGATAATCTTTCATGCGACTCATTGTCAAGCTCCTGTTAGCGAAGATAGATACCGACGTTTTTCAGATTGACCGATTTGGCACCTTTGTTGGCGACCGAACCGCGAACCATAGGGAAGGTCTTGACCTTGCGGCCAGCCTTGGCGACCTTGATTTCACCACCGTTCAGGAGGTACTCAAGGACCAAAAGCTCGGTGGTTTCGGTGATGGCTTTGCGAGTAGCGATACGATTCATATTGTCAAGCTCCTGTTCTCATCTTTCATCATGGATATAGGATACAGGAATTGGTGGTGGATGCAAGAGAAATCTGTTGCCAAGCTTATTAGACCTTAGTCTAATGTCAAATCCTTGACAGTGTAACATGATTTGTTACGCCCTTTGCGACTATAGGTCGTCTTGAGCTTGACAATACGAGGCTGGAACGCCCCCGACCGAAGCGCCTCCGCGACTCGGTTACGAGGCCTTATAGATCCGCTGGTATTCATACTGCGCCTTGACACGGGCGTTCTCCTTGACCGTCTGGAGGTCGACCTCGGGGACCTCGACCAGCTCACAATTCATGGCCCAAGCCCATGTAACATCTTTGTAATTTTCGTAAACCTTGCCGTTTGCAGCAGCAACCTTGACCTTGGCTTCAGAGGTCGCGATTCCGAGCTTCTTGGACAGGCGGCTCTGCCAGCCCATCTGGTAGGGTCGCATGATCTCCACAACCACCTTACCGACCGTCCCCTTGCCTTGGCGACCCTTTGTCACCTTGACAGTATTTCCAAGCTTGATACGGGCCTGTTCCTCCTGCGCCTGTTCCAGAGCGCGATCATAAGCTAGGCTATAGAGGTAAGCTTTGACCTTCTCTAGCACCTCGGGGGTGGCGTCGACCTTTGCAGCCTTGACCCATTCGACGGTCTGGAGACGCCCCTGAGCCTCATCCCAGTAGGTGGCGAGAGTACCACGCTCCCATATATCGGACATGACCTGGATCGAATCCTCCCAGACCTTGAGGGTCGCGCCCTCGGCGACTGTAACCATCTCAGTTACATACTTGGAATCGGCGGTGTAGGTGCCCTTTTGAAAGGTAATAGCCATGCTCTAGTCTCCTATCTAATCTCTATGCTATGGATTATAGAGAAATCGACCGGGAAGTCAATTGCTATTTTTGCATGGCTGACCTGCGTGGCCTGCATAGCTCTATTGTAGAGCTTGAGTTACCTCACGGGAACATGCTTGCCGAAGAACTCATCCCGTTCGTCATAGTCCTCGGGGTGTTCGGACCATGCTTTCTTCCAGTTTTTGATTTCACGGCGCTTGTGGTTCTCTGAATCCACTTTGCGTATTCTACCCTTCTTTTCTTCGTAGGGTTCATAATCATCAAAATCTTCATAGTGATTGGAATTGCTTTTCATCTTCGCCATTTACTTTTACCTAGTTCTATCCTTTACCATAAATCGGGGAAGGCTTCGTGTGCCACCTTGGCATCTAGGCCTTTCACCTTCTGCTTCTTCAAAAGCATATTCATAAAAATCTCAGCTTCTCTCTTCTCAAGAGCTTCCAATATCTGGATCAAAATCTGCTCTCTACGTTTCTGGCTGAGGTTCTTATCTGTGCGAGGATTGTCTTTTTCAAAGAGATAAGCGCGACCAAGCTCCTGATGAATAGAGGTGTACCCCAATCCAACTGGCGCATCTGATGGCTTATAGAGTGGTACTTGTTCAAAGACAAATTTGATATTTGGATGATATGTACCACGCAATACCTCGCGGAGTGCATAACTGGCGTTATTGCGGAGAATGTTTATCTTGTCTTGCTTTGACGGTGCATTCTCAAACTCATCAAAGACTTCATATAGATTTTTCATCATGGCTCAAAACTCATCTAGGCACTCAATCAAATTCTTGAGGCGGTTTTCAATAAAGTAGTTCAACATCTTCTGACGGCTACCTGTCTTAGGTACATCATAGGCCAGAACAATCTGTTCTTTGATACCCTCGGGTATATAGTCCAGATCAACAAGCATTTGGTTTCGCTTATAACCTCTCAGCATGATATCGGTGGTGCAGAACTCATCTGCGCTTGTATTTATCCACTCTTTGAGCTTTTTGCTACTAATAACTTTCTGGCGTTCACCAGCAACGAAAGTGTTATCAGGTGAGAGAAAGTTAGGAATACCATCGCCACGGTCACCGCGAATGATATGTTCTTTGATATACTCCTGAGGATTCTCAGTCTTTACAAATCGCTTGAGAATAGGGCTATACTGCACCACATTAGGGTACTTCTGCAATTGCACAAAGTCTTTGTCCGACGACAAAATAAGAATGTCTTCGTGTGACGACATTCTGCCAGTCAGAACACCGATGATATCGTCGGCCTCTGCACCTTCAACCTCGATGACCTTGTAGGGAAAGTTTTCTTTCAGTTCATCACGGATCTTGTTGAGTGTCTGAAAGATTAGATGCCAATCAAACTCGGACTTTTCACGGTCGGATTTGCGATGAGCTTTGTAGAACGGAAAAATATCGCGGCGCCAGTACTTCTTGGAGTCACAGGCCACCACGATATCACCATACTTGGATTTGAATTGCTTCGCATATGAACGAAGGGAGTTTAGTACCATGTGTCGGATGAGAGGTTCATCCAACTTGATTTTCGGATTACTTCCGATTTGTTGCATCAGGTTCGAGATCAGAACCTGGTTGAGATCGATCAAAATCATAATGTGTCCTTATTGCTATATGTATTATATAGCAGTTACTCTTCATCGTCAAGGTCTGTGATATCTTCGATGAGTTTTCCTGTTTGACGGTTGATTACCTTTACATTCTCATCGATGAAATTGTGAAGGTTGTGTTCAAGTTCAAATTGACGGTAGATTGTCGCTCTGAGTGCATCTGCTGCCATCGAGAAGTCCTTGAGGAAAACTTTGCTATCAGTATCTAGACCATGGTTCTCAATCTCTTGAACCATCAGTTCGACAATATCATCTACGATTCCATCAGCATACTTGAATAGACCCTTCAACTTATACTGTTTGACTACATCATCATCTGAAGGTGCCACACGGACAATTTTACTCTTAGGAAACTGTACTACATTCTCTGTCATTTTATGGCCCTCAGGAGAACTACTTCTGTATTTAGACGACCATTTGCTGCCTTGGGCTTACACTTGATATTATCCATCGCTTTACGCAAACCAACTTTACCACCTTCGGTGATTGTCTTCAACACACTCTCAGGCTTACGAACCTTCTTGGTGATGGAGGTCTTTTCATCAAAGCCTGTCAGAGTGGTACCCTTCACGCTTAGGCCTGTATGGCTCATTGCGTTATAGACGGATAGATTTCGATACTTCACATTGAAGACCCAGAGTTGCTGTGCGCCAACAACCTCTGTAGGCTTGATGCTCTTGATATTGAGTGCGGTATCTTCAGCAAGATACTTCATCTTACCAACAATGGCAGTGACAGGCTTTTCTTTCTTCTTGCGAGGTTTGCGTGACGCTCTGATTACAGTTGCGCGAGCCTCAGCAGCAGAAACAAAACCACGGATAAACTCCATGTATGATTTCAACTGGATCTTTTTCAGGTGTGAGTATGCTTCTTTCAGTTGAGGATCTTTACCTTGCATTGCATCGAACAATTCAGCATAGAGCTTCTTGTAGTAATCTGCAATGCGCTGTGCAATTTGAGGCTTGATATCATTCGTCCTCATCCAAGCTTCAACATTGAAAGCATTACGACCTTGCCGAATGAAGATATCAATCTGCTCTTCAAGGTCACCAATCAATTCGGATGTCTTGTTATTGATCCTATCTTGAATAGAGATCACATTCTTTGGTGCAGCAACCACAACCTCTTCAGGTTCAGGCTCACTCTTCTTGACGAGTGCATCAATCTTATCCATCATGCGGCTTTGATAGCCATCAGGCAAATGACCACCAACAAGTAGAATACGGGCCATCCAGCCCGTACTAGTTTCTATCTTTGCTTTGCTGATCTTTTTGATATGCTCTTTGTCGTACTTGATCTTTCTCAGATACTCAATCAAAAATTCTTTAGCCTGATCTCTGTCGCAGATATAGTTATACCAATTGAGTGCTTTACCCAATTGAGATTCGGTGCAACCCTCTTCAAGAATGGGTTCTGAACCCATATACTTCTCGTCTTGGATTTTAGCAAGTCGAGCTGATTTCGCCACGGGTTTTCCTTTCAGTAAGAGTAGCCGAACTTCAAATGCTTGAAGTCCGGAATCAAACAGATTCCGTCTTCAAGATACTCATAAGTATAGCTGACTTTTGTGGCATAGTCAATAGCATCTTGCACAAATGAATACACTTTGCTTTGACCGAAAACATCTATCATGCTGTCCATGTCACCGTCCCAATGGAGGGTGCTATCGTTGAACTTTCCGTAAATGTTATCTATAGCTTGACAATATGCTACACGGAACTCTGGGCCTGCTGTCTCTAGTATGTAAACACCATTATCTGCGGACATCATCCCACCGCAATAGATTTGATTGAGTCCATGCGGAATGAACGCCAACCATGAGCATCAATATCCCACACGGATAACACGTTGAGATTTTCTGCGCGATGAAACTTCACACCTTCTTGCAGCAATTGAGGCGGCAAGTGATCAGCCAACAGTGTACAACGCATCTCACGGATTGTACCATCAAGCTTCTCGAACGTGACAGTGACGATACCCTTGCTGAGAGTTTCCTTCAATTCATAACGATCCATCATTGCTTCATCTCCTCGATAAGTTCATTTGCTTCCGATATTGGTAAGTAATACCTGAGTAAGGCTTCGAATGCGCCAGCCAATTCTTTATTATACTCAAGGTCTTCCTTCAGATGCTTAGGTAATTCCTCGCGGGCTTCTAATCGCTTGATATCTTCGATCATGTAGCCATAATCTTTGATAAGCATATCACGGAAAAGACTGTCTACAGTCTCATTACTTATTTCGATCATCATGTCTGTAGTCCTGTTATATTATGTAGTTCCATATACTCGGCTAAGTCCTCATAACCACCGATACGCTTATCATACACGAAAACTTGTGGTACTGTCAATGGCAAATTTGGGCCAATCAGTTCTCGCAATTCTTCTTTCGTGTAATCTGTACCGAGGTGTAGTACGGTATACTTCACACCAACATCATCGAGTAGCTTCTTAGCCTTGATGCACCAAGGGCAATTGTCTTTTGTGTAAATCTTATACATCAAAATTCTTTCCATGTGTATGTAGAGTTTTTGGTCTTGAACCTCACAGTCCAATAACCTTCATCATTGATTGTCTCTTCAAGTATTCCAACGATTGGTGTGGTTTGCCAATAATCTTGTGCTGAGTATGTTCGACCATATGGCGAACCGACTCGAATACCACAACCAATTTCAGGATAGTCTCGATCAGGAATAGGCTGACCGCTTTCAGCATCAAGTATCTGGCACATAGGGCCGGAGTCGCCAGCACCATCACTCTCACGCACTAACGAATATCTAGGCATCGGTCTATCCTCTCCACGGCTCTCAGCCATCAGCTTCTTTGATTGATATCCAGTCATCAGATCACACCCATTTCTTTCAACTTACGGATTGAGTCCCACGCACTAACATGGTCAACCCATATACCACCGCCATCGATCCACTTCTGTCTGTGCTTTGGCCAATCATCGACAATGATATCACCAGGATTGGCTAGCTTGATTTTATCCTTCGAGCGGCATGTCCACATTTCCAGTTCTGGAAAATACTTATGTCCCCATCGAAGCTTCTGACCGATAGCCCATGTACCTTGAGGAACACCAGTGAGAATGATAGGTTTCAAGTGTGCAACAGCATCAACCAAATCAAACGCACCAGGCATAGGCTCCAAACTATAGAAGAAGTCTTCGGTGCTTTCAATCACGCGCCAGAACTCGGCAGTACCTTTCTGCTTTTCAAAAACACGAGGATTCATACCGAGAACTTCTTCGGCTCGTTTGTCAAAATTGGCTAGAACGCCATCACAGTCAAGAAACAGTTGCATTAGATTTCCACAATCAGAGGTTTGTAATCCGCATAGTCTTTACGTTCACCCTTGTAGCCACGCGGATGGCAGATAACACGGGTATCACCGATCATATAGTCGAAGTCATCGTGTGTATGCCCATGAATCCAAAGCTTGGGCGGCTTCTTCATATTCAGAATTAGTTCTGCATAGTTATTTGAGAAGCACACATTACACGGATCACTTGCAAATCGAGGATGAATTGACAGATGCGTGGGTGCATGATGCGTCACAATGATATCAGCACCAGAGTTGAAGAGAAAATGCTTATGTGCTTCGTGTGTTTCAATCATACGTTCTTGTGTCAAGTCTTCGATATAGGTACAATCGATTAGGCCACGCTTGTAGTAATACCAATTCAGATTGTCAGACAGATCGGTCCACAAAGTAGCGGCAGCAATCTTCACATCATCAACTTCACGGGAGAAACAATGTGTATATGCGTCAGAGAAACTGTCACCATAATAGTCATGGTTACCTTTGATCGATAGCATATGATCAAAGTGCTTCATCACAAACAAAGCACGACTATGTGCGTCTTCACAGATATCGCCAGCACAAATATAAAATACATCTGGCTCAGGCTCATAGTCCCATGCAGTTTCAACAGTCAGTACGGTTTTGTACATGTGAAGGTCGGACATAATACCAATTTTCATATCTTGCGTCCCAAGGTTGTAGGGTCTGCACCATCGGTTATATATTGTGTTGCACCCTTGTTATAGGCCGGTGCAACACGACTTTTCTTGCGCTCGATTTCAGCAATGGTTGCTGCGCTCTCTTCTTTGTCGCGCTTCCACTTGTAGTCATCGACAGAACGCTTGAAGCCATAACCTGGTATGCTATCGGAACAAGGCGCTGTGCGCTGCTCGACGGATAGATCAGGCATGTTATTGGGGCGTTCACGTTTCTTATTAGCAAGAATAGCCG